CTGATTTTTTTGTTTTAGTTGTCATAGAATTAATGAATTAGGTTAAAAATGCTTTGTATAAATCAATGAAATGTTTTGCAGTATAGGTTGCTTTTTCTTCAGATTCAAAGCAAAGGCGCGAACCGATGAACGTATCCGAGGCATCGCAGCGGTAAAACGAATCCGAAAAACCGAACCCGGAAGACATAATAAAATAGGGCCACCATTTACGCTCGTTCTTATTACTCCAGTCAGGGATCCATCCCTGGTTGATCGCTTTAATGACTATCTTCAATTTCTTATAAGCTGTCTCGTCCGGCGTCTCGGTTCCGTAAAACTGAGCTGTTGATATACCAAGTTCTTCACAGGCGTCTTCAAAGGATTTTATATCAGTGAATTTGCGCTTTTGGAAAGTGGTTTTACCAAAGGCTTCCATTAACTCCTCCTTAAACCAGTCTGGGACTGAATCATAGAGTTTCTTTGCTGTTTCCTTTTTGATTTTTAATTCCATAATTTCTATCATTTTTAGTTAGTGGTTCAGATTATGTCATGCAAATTTTTTCATCATTTCGGAGAAAGGATCCTTCTCTCCCTGTACCGGAGCTCCGATCTTCTGGGATGAAAGAGGATCCAAGCCAAAGAGAGTGGCAATATCCCTGTAATTCTTCTGTGCGGAATTACGGATCGAGATCCAGGGAGATGGCTGGAGGTTACCTTTATCGGAGACCATTACCTTCCCGGAGATCTTCAGCTCCCTGGTTGCCTCTTCATAAAGAGAGAACTCCTGGGCGAGGAGGATCACCAGCTGCACGTTTGCAACATTGAGAAGCTTCTTATTGATCAGCAGTTCACATACATTTTTAAAATATTTCTTCGCCCGGTCATCCATCCACACTTCCGGCTTTGGGACAATGGTGAGAAGGTCAAATTCAATCCCTTCCCTGGTCCGGTCCTTCCGGATGGTACCCGAGAGCTCTTTAATTGTAGCTGGTAATGATGGACGTCCTCCTTTATTGCCCTTCATTTTGACCTCCAGTTTTGACAGAGGCTACGTTTTTTTTGGACTACGGTCTGGGGGTTCTCCGCTGTAGAGATTTCTATCCCCCCGGTATAGTATTGATTTTCAGTCATTGAACCCCTGTTTTTATTATGTTTTTCGAATATTTGCACGTTTTGGACTAGGTATTTATACTATCATTAAGTATTATTCTCATAGATCGCTATCTGGGTGCTGAGCCGAACCATTTCGCTTTCTTTTGCTGTTCTTTTGAGCGCTTTTGTAGTAATTACCCAGGAGACGTATAGCAGTACCTTCCTGAGCAGTTTCTGCTTCCAGGGCCCTTAAATAGATGTCGGTGCTGCTGCTGTACCGATGACCAAGCATGGACTGCACCTCATTTATCTTTGCTCCTGCCTTGATAGCATTGATGGCAGCTGTATGCCTGAGCGAGTGAGCTGTCAGTTTTACTGAATCTATATTGACAGATCTCATATATCGTTTGATTATCTTACTGATGCTTAGTTGAGTAAAGCGTTCTCCTCCCTTATTGTGGGAATGATTAATGAACATAGGAGGATTCTCTCCCGGGGTGATATCCCTTTCCTTCAGGTATTCCCATACCGGACCCATAAGATCATTAGGAACATTAACTTCCCTGTCTTTCGCGATATGTCCCTTCCCCTGGATCATAAGCGTCCACCCCTTGGCCTTAACAGATACGACATCGGCCACATCCATCCTGCTTATCTCGATACACCTGAGCCCTGTCTGAGCCATAAGATTAATGATCGCATAATCCCGTTTCCCCTGGATGTTGCCACGGTTAATAGATCTGAGTAGGCCATTCACCTGGTCAGCGCTCAGGTATGACTTACGATATCCCTGGTATCTCCTGGGTGAGTGGACCCCTGCCGCGATATCATCATATATGCTCTCGTTCTCAAGCCATTTAAAGAACTGCCTTACCGGTACCAGGTATGTATCGATTGTCGTGACGGCCTTCTTTGCGTTGATAAGATTCTCTTTATAGAGAATCACTTCAGATCTCTTCGGGTTGCGGATATCCGCACTGTTCTTTACAAGCCATGTAATAAATACAGTAAGGTTCTCCCTGTATCTCTTCCGGGCTGTATCCCTGACATCGAGGTTCTCCAGGAACTCATTTATCAGTTCGATTATGGGGCGATCAGTTTTCATATCAATCAATCATTTCACATTCAATCTTAATCCTGCCACACTTTGAGCATGTTGCATTTGGCTGATCTTTAAAGCCGTTATATTCATTCCAGTAAACATTATCATCCATCTTTATATATCTGCCGCAATGAGGACAAACAGGAAGAAAATATGCATCGCCTTCCCCATCACCAAGCGGATAAACATTCCTCGGAGTGTTCTCATAGATATATTCAGGAAATCTACTCATGGCATATCGTTACAAAAGTTATACTGTCATTAAGCACCTCAACTATGCCTTCAGTATACTGGCATGAGTCGGTCCGGATCGAGCTTCTGACATGGCCATTCACCAGGGTGTAGGTCTTGCAGTCAGGACATTCATACTTCTTCTCACATCCGATGGCGAGTATGATCCCGATCTGGAGGGCCAGGACAAAGAATAAAGCGAGCCAGTGGATCTTCTTCATTTCGGTTTGTTTGTTATATGAATGATGTATTCATTTATCTGATAATAATTTATCTTCAGGATCGGGCGTATATTCCTGAAGAATGCTCTCGCCTGGCTCTTTGTGCAGATGCGGTAATCACCTGGCGAGAACTTGATAACCCATAAGCGATTCCCGGTCTTCTCAGTATGCTGATCTGCCTTCATAATAGCCCGGAGCATCTGTTTATCATCGCTCTTCTTGAAGTTGCGGCGCCTTGCTCTGTAGAACCAGCGCTGGAGTTCAAGTTTTATGTCGTTTAACCACTTCATTTTTAAACAGTTTTTTATCTTTTGCTGCCTTTATGTTATGATGCCTGCCACATAGAGCCTGCCAGTTGCTCTTATCCCAGGGATCCTCACAGATATCTTTAGGTACTATGTGATCGGTAACCTGTGAAGGGACCACCAGCCCAGCCTTTCGACACTCCACGCAGAGAGGATTCTCCTGTCTGAATAACTTGCTCTCTAGGGTCCATCGAGTTGAATGGTAGAACGGGTCTCTCGACCGGGAGGACATTGCGGGCCTCTTCTGTTTTTTTGGCATCCAGGGCCTTTCCCTTGACTTCGGTCTGTTCATAGCATTTAGCATAAAGCTTCTTTACGTTTTCGGTATTATAAGCCTCCTTTATTCCATGAAGGACTGTCGCATGGTCCTTGCCAAGTGGTAATCCTATCTGTGCAAGTGAAGCTTTTGATATCTCCCTGCAGCGTCGGTAATAAACGAAGCTTGCGTCAATAATATGCCTCTTGCGGGTTTTTGCTCGCAGCTGCTCCGGTTTGTATCCTAATTTACGACAGACATCCCCGAGGATCTGAGTGGGCTCGGAATAATATTTATCGGGATTTAGTTCATGGAGCTTCTTATAGATCAAAGCCTCCGCCCTGCCGGCAGCAATAATCCTGTCGATCACCTGGAGCATCAGTCCATTGATGCCAAAATCGGTGAAAAGATAAATTTTGTCAGCCCAGGCAAGCCTCTGATCGAGATAATCCACCTGGCTCACCTGTGAAAAGCTCTCCTGGAGGGCGGGACAGTCGGCCGTAAAGCCATCTTTCTCAGCATACCTGATGCAGTCCTGGATATAAGTATATCTATTCACCGAGTCGCCGGTGTCTGGGATAAGTATCAGGGCTGTCTTCATATCAGACTTTTTATGGCCTGGAAAATAGCAACTGCGAACATCCCGGCAAATACCATCACCAGGATCCCGATCAGTATCGCAAAACATCCCCCTTCAGGAGGCTCGCTTTGCATTATGAATTTTTCTCTTTCTTTCTGGTTCATGATCTTATCATTGAAGGTCTTAAGGTCTTTTCAGTCTCTCCTGCGCGGAGATAATTAACAATTTTATCAGGGGAGTAAAGATCCCAGTCGTCGGCCCGGATCGCACCGGTGTATACCCAGGCAAGCTTCAGGCTGAGAGCTGTTCCGAATATTACATCTCCTTTGTGGTGATTTTTCCAGTCTCTTTCTTCCTGGAGCTTTCTCTTCTGATCCTCCTTGCTTCTCTCCTGAGAAATAAGCTGCTGATATTGATCTTTTATTGAATCCAGCCATATATGAACATTCCGGACGGTGAATTTTGTCGTCCCTCCAAGCTTTCCCAGCGCTCCCTTCATGAAGCACTCGGAGATCATATGGAGAGGTAGATAGCTGAACTCATTCTTCAGGACATAAAGGATCGCCTCCCTGGTTGTTTTTGTAGATGTCTCCGCCAGGGAAGTATTCATGTAGAACATGGCATTCACCATGAGCTCCTCGAGGATCCCGGACAATTCTTCCCTGGGAATCTCTCCTGCAGGAGCACTAATAAATACCTTATAATTTTCATTTTGTATTTCCATTTTCTTCGAGTTTTTCCTTTTCTCTCATCTCACGCAACATTCTCTGAATGGCATTTTCGCCAGGTATGGATTTAGTGACCGGTTTGTTTTTCAGCGGAAAAAAGCCGAGCCATTCATTTTCGATGCTCTGATTGATTATTGCGATGGCTGTTTCTGAAACGCTATCTGCCAGGTTCAGGAGTTTGTTATAAGCAGCTGCTGCTCCCGGAGTTGTCTTATACGGTTTTTTGAGAAGCTTACGGAACTCTACCCATTCATCCCATTTTTTGATTAAAGTTTCATTTTGATTAACAGAAGGAGTAAAAACAGGTGTACTCTTCTCTGATGTTCTCTTTTGTTTTGTATTCTTCTCTATTCTATTCTTCTCTTCTCTTCTCTTCTCTGCATTACCGGGGTAATGCGCTGGTAATGCCGTGGCATTACCGTGGTATAATTCACGCGTTTTCTCCCACCGCTTTTCTGCCTTTTCCTTGTTCTTTTGTTTAAGGTTATCATATCTCTCCATCCTTCGCGTCAGGGAGTTTGAATAAAAGGTTTCTCCATCGAACTCAAATAACCCGAAGCTTTGTACTACCGCCTTAATTTTCTCTTCAGAAACATGGTTGCGATAAGCAATGTATTTCAGTGAGTCCATTGCAGTTATATATAAAGGCTCCTGCTTTGCCAGAAACTGAATAAGCATAATATAAATGCCATATCCCTCCATCCCAAGCGCCATAACAAGAGCCATTATTTTCGGGTCCTCCAGGGCGTCCACATCAAGGGGAAGCCATTTCACAGGTTTCTTAACTGTCATAATTCAGATAGTTTCCAGGTGTGATTCATGGCTCCGAAATCTCCCTGGCGGAGCTTGTCGGTCTTGATCAGGAGCCCGGCATCTGTCAGGGTATTTATTGCCCTCCGGATGCTGGTTATGGGTGTGCGCTCGAGGTTAGTATAAAGCTGGACCTCGAATGGAGTGAAAAAGCCCATAGGATTATCCTGGAAGAATTTCAGGATCATCTGGTTCTGCCTGTTAGCGCTTACCCTCCGGATCCGCAACTCATCCTCCGTCATGTGAGTGGTATTATAGAAGATGCTCAGCTGGCGGGATTCCGAAGGCGGCTTTTCATGGAATAACTTACTCATACTTTAGCTCCATTGAATCCAGCCGTAAGAATTGCATAATATTTGCCTTCAGTAGTCTGGTTTGCAACAGGAAATTTTATAGGGCCTTCTGTGTTCAATGAAGAGAGTAATTCCTTGGAAACCATAGAGGCATTCATAATTAGTGACATGGATTTTGAGCCTTTATATCTCCGGAGTGTCATGCCGTTTAAGACATTCTTCTCAATATACCAGTCTTTCTTGCGGGCTTCATCCTGGTGAAAGATTAAAGTGTCCCCTGGATTGAGGTTCAGCTGCGCTACCAGTTTAGCATTCAGTGTGATCACGCCTGTTTTATTAAAACTAATCATAGGCGCCAATGATCTTCTTCCTTTGCAGGTTGTCAAGTCAAAAGTCTTCAGTTTCATAGTTTTGATTAATTGAGTTCGAGTACTAATTGATCGATTTTAAGAGCGTAGGATTGGAGCTTCTCAAAGCCCTTTAGTTGAGTCGAGATGTTAATCAGCTTCTTTTTTGCTTCTGAAATAATGAGCTCCATTTTCTCATCATCATCAACAATATCACTGATAGAGCAATAAACATTGCCTTCATTCGTCTTTTTTATGCTAACGAAAGCCCTGACTTCAACCGGTTCATCAATGATGATATCAACAACCAAAGAACCGATAAGTAGTCTTGCTTGCTGTATTCGCCACGCGCGACCGGCCTTATTATCGTCCCATTCAAATAAGTCATGGAAGGGTGAGAGTTCGTTTTCTGCCTCCTCGACCAAAATTTTAGGAGTTATCTCTTTATTGTGTCTTTTCGCAAGCTTTTCCATTTGCTTGCCAGCTATAGCCGGATCAATTTTCCAGTTAAAGCCCTCTCTGAATTTGTAATTTTTCTTTTCCATAGAATTAATTTTTACGTTTTTAACTTATGCCATACCTGCCTCACCATACCATGCCGGACCCTACCAGACCACATTATACCACACCATACCACGCCGCGCCTCACCATACCTGCCACACCACACCGGACCGCACCGAACCACACCAAGCCCCGCCGAACCGAGCCTAACCGCACCCTACCTCACCTTACCTGCCATGCCCTACCGCGCCTTACCATACCACACCTCACCGAACCAAGCCGGGCCTTGCCCGTCCATACCCTACCTGCCTCATCAATTAAGCTTCCATGTTCCGAAGCTACCGGTAGCTGCCTTTCCTGGTCTCCACTCACCAATACCAACAGAGAATCCTGCAAGGGCAATTAATTCAGCGAGTTGCTCTGTCGAAATACCCTTACTGTTATATTGAATTTTAAGTACTGCCTGCCAGTTTGTAAATTCAGGTCGATATCTGACATCTGCCGTTCCCATCCCGATGCGAACCATATCTGTTCTCATCCTTGGTTCTCCAATAATTTCTACCAGGTTGGTTTCTTTCTCATCAGGCACAACAAAAAAGCGCACTTTCAGCTGTGTCATTTTCCATTCAAGCTGCTCCCCTGCCCGGACCATAGCGGCCTTAAAGGCCCCTGCCGGAAAACCATAGCGAACTCCATCATTTAAAAAATAGAGAGCTCCTTCATAGTCTTCCTGTGGATTTCTGAGTGGACGCCCTCCTTTAGATTTCTTTGCTTGTTTTTCTTCGATTTGAGTTTGCGCTTTAGTACTGAATTTATGTATTATCAAAGGAGATGTTCCCTCAATTTTAAAGATTGCCTCCGCGATTTCAAATTGTGAATAAGTGACGATAGTTTTCATTTTGATTTTTTTTTTATTGGTTAATTTATTTAGTTCAGATCTTCTTCATTCATTATCCTCATCCCGGTGTACTGGGCGAGCATGTATTCTATTTTAGCTCCTTCGCTGAATTGCCAGTCATTCAGCAGATAAATGGCATCACAGTTAAGTAGTAAGGGAACGAGCCTCTTCATAGCGGTCCTGGAAGAGGCATCCGGATTAAGAATTACTTTCAGCGGGTTAACGACCTCATAATTCCTGTTTTTAAGCAGCTCTGCAGCATCGTTAAACTTCCGCTCAACGGCTTCCCGGGCGATGCCGGTTATGGCCCCGGAGAGATAAATTTTTGTCATATTATTTCAGGTTAAGAAGTTTCCTCGCCAGGTCAGCTCTAAGGTTATTTACCTTGCTGAGCATAAGGTTATCAGAGATATATTCCCAGGCTTTGCCGGACAGCTTTTTGACATCAATACGCCCCTCAATGATAGCTTCGATGGAAGCGCTGAACTCCTTCTCGTTTTTATATGAGAGGATCCCCGGGACCTGCCATTCCTCCCAGTCGGGTGCCAAACAGAGAGCCCCGCTGTAAGAAGCTTCGATATATGCGATATTGCTTTTGCAGCGGTTAAATTTGCTGTCCACCAGGGGAACATGGAAGACATAAGGGGCGAGCTTTGCAATGTTCTTGAAGTATAGCATCGGATCCTGGGCCGGGACATAGAAGAGATTCTTATGCGGTCCCAGGAACCAGGGATTAAATCCCAGGAAGGAGAATACCCATTCCGGATATTTCTTTATAGCTCCGATCAGCGACCCTCCCATCAGAAAGATATCTGCGAAATGAGAATCCCCGCCCCTCCAGGCTATGATCCTCTGGGAGATGGATGTTTCCCTCTTCCTGAAGATAGTGTCATTGAAAGCATTCGGAATGATAGTGATATTGTCATTGAAGTCCCGCAGCTGCCGCTTCAGTTCCTGAGTGGTTACCGTTAAAACGTCAGCGATCATCATGATCTTCTTAATAGTTTCCCTCTGCTTGAACATTGTCTCATAAGCCTTATTCCCGGGAGGGACATCCAGGGTATTGTCATCATAGTCGACCCAGAGCGGGATCCCGAGGTCCTTGATATAGTTTCCCATGCTCAGGGCCATATCGGTGTGTGGCCTTTGCATCATCACCAGGTTATAATCCATGAGGGTCTGCCAGTGGAACATGCCTTTATCCCATGACACAACATCGATATCCATTCCCAATTTTTCCCGGAGATCCGGTGCGATCCCGCCGCTGCGGTAGAAGCTGCAGGTGTCGATGACAACCGGGGAGATAAATAATATTTTCATAAGTATCTGCCGGGTTATGATGCGATTGCTTCTGAGAAGATTACTCTTTGAATGTTCCACCGGTGGCGGATCTTCTGCGCTGCCAGGCTTCCGGGATTCTCAAGGATCACCTGGAGATCCAGGCGGAGCTTCAGGCTTTTAAATCTCTCCTTCTGGAGATCACTGCGGAGATCATTGATAAGGATTGCCTGGTTTTTTACCTTGCCTTTAAGGTATTGCTGTAAGTAATGTTCATCTTCTGTTGCCATAGTTTCAATAAGTTAGTTTAACATTATGCTGTCCTGGATTTGAGTTTGTCCAGGTAAATTGATTGCATCTTGAAGTTCTCGAAGGATCCTTTGTACTGAATAATGATCTTATTATGGAGCTCGATTCGCCTGCGGGTAAGCATATCATATCTGGCCCTGGCTTTTGTGTCAATGAGCCCGCATGCTTCGGCGAGTGAGTCGAAGCAGATATTGAGTGCCTGGGAGATGATCGGATTGAAATTCTCGCTCCCGGTATGGGTGGCGATGTAATTGAGACGGTTGTCTATCAGATGAAAACACGCCTCGACCTCGTATTTAAAACGATAGTCCCTGTCGGCCAGGAAATAATTGCGGTAGAAGGTTGTGAGAGTGCAGAAATACTCATTGATGAAAAGCAGGGCTTCATTGAGCTCATTCTCGATTTTGTTGATATAGTCGCAGGCTTTTCGCTTACTCGAAAAGGATTGCCTGACTTCCCGGTCAATAAATACGACGTATTTCCTACTGACCAGGTGCGGAGGTGAGAGTTTGATTTTTAAAATTGTAGACATAAAAAAGACAAGTCTTTAAACGCTTGTCTTTTAAAATCATTACAATGCTATGGGTCAATCAGTTGATATTTAACCTCATATTAATTATAGGAAAGACAAGCTATTCTTTTCAAACTATTCAAAAAACGTCAATGCCGTGCTTTGCAAAGATCATCCTGATAACTGGTATCTCAGACTCTTTTATAGTTCTTGCTCCGGAGAGCCTCATATATAAAAGCGACTGAGACCATTCAAGCTGCTTACGAAGTTCTTTGTTTACCTCGAGATATATTCCCCTGGGCAGATTGTTATAAGCTGCTTTGAACAGGGCATTATATTTTTTCTTCTCGTTTTCCATCGTGTAAAGCTATAACATTAAAATCAAAATAAATATTATATTTGCATTAAAGTTATCAACAACTATATTAACAATTTAAAGAACTTCGTTATGAAAGCAACCCTACTCCTATCGGTTTGTCTGTCAATAAGCTATGTCATAACAGCCCAGGAAGAAATACCCAAAAAGGCGAATACTATATCAATAAATGATACAATTTCGGCCTTAAATTATTTCGGAAAAATAACTGAAACTCTTCTAGAAAACGGTTACGGCATCTTAAATTCCGATCAGAAAAATGGCATAATAACGACCACCGAAAAGCCTTTCAAAAACGGATCTGTTAAATTAAACTTCCTTATCAGGGAGAATAAAGTAATGCTCCGGGGCGACTATAAGGATAATCTATCAATCGACCTCGGAGGGGTCACTTCTGGTCCCTCCTGGAGCGAGATCCGTTTCATCGGCCAGCGAAACAGTATTGCTCTCAATGCCTGGGAAGAGCTTCATAAAATTGCCCTGCAGATACCCGGCACAAAGCAATACCTGATTAAATAGCTCTAATTGCACTCAAAACGGCTTGAAGAACTTTATTACCAGGGCAAATATTATCATCAGGATCACCCCTATCCATGCCCAGAGAGCTGCCTTATACACTCCGGGTAAATACTTCTCTCTGACAACCTTCCTTATCTTCTCATACTCACCTTGCCAGTGGATCTTCTCCTTGATGGCATCCTGCAACCTCTGTTCAATGGTGGTATCCTTCTGTATCAGCTGCAGATGGATCCGGGGATATTTCCACCAGGCAAAAGCAACAGCCAGGGAAGTCTCTGCCCGGACAGTATCCGGAATGTAAGCAGCCGGAGGTGGAGGGCAAGGAATAACTATTGAGTCGACCTGGATCTCTCCGGGGAGGTGGATATAAACAGTCGTATCGCGAAGGATAACTGTATCCTTTACGATAGTGATCTTAACCGTGTCGGTTCCCGGAGGAAAGCGCTTCAGGCATCGTTTCTGAGTAACACAGGAACTGGCGACAATAAAAGCCGCCAGGACCATGCATCCGAAGTATCTCATTTTATGAGATTTTCCTACCCTGTTATATATGCGGAGTTACCGGGGGCCTTACCTTGCTCAGCTTTATGAAATCGAGTATTGTCTGAACAAAATTAATATCGAAGATCCCGTTCGCCACAAATCCAGCCGCTATTCCATATATCCCGGTAGTCAGCCAGGGGAAATCAGCAATAAAGCCCAGATTAAGCAGATTGCCTCCGTAGCATAAAGCGATAGCGCAGAGCCATGAGACAAGCTGCTTGACCCATCCGGTAGATATTTTAAAGATCCTGTTCAGGAAGGCCGCTACAAACACTGTAAGGGCAGAAACGGCTGCCAGGGTATTGAACCATGCGCTGAAATTATTCAGGACCTCACTCCAGGATCCCGGGGGATTTACCTGGGTGCTATCGACCTGGCAGAAGACTGCAAGGGGTAAGAGCAATAAGCTACAAAATAGTACTAACTTTTTCATTCTGTTTTGATTTGGTTATTAATAAGCATTAAAAAAAGATACTTTCCCTTTGTTATAATCCCTGGTATCAAGGTGCACCCAGGAGACATCTCTCTCGAGCCGGACCGGATATGGCAGCTTCACTGCATTATTCGTTATCCAGATCCTCACTTTCTCTGCAGTCATTCCCTTGACATCAAAATCGAATCCCTGGCCTGTCATATGAGGAGAGACGTAAAGGGTCTTCTTCTCGATGGCATCCTTCACTAAAGAGCAATGGATGCAGCGGAAGCCTCTTTCATCATATTTACCCTTCATATCCCAGCTGTTTATAAAGATTGGTCCCAGCTGGTCCCTGAGAAGGTCTATTGTCATAAGGAGCTTATCATCAAAGAACGGCCAGGACATCTCTCCAAACTCCTTAAAGACATGAGGGCAGACCAGCTCCTGCAGTATAAAATGACGCGGCTTATAAAACATAATCAGGCTCTTTTTATTTTCAGTACATCCTCGATGATTTCAATCCTTCTCTCATGATCCTCGATGCGGCACTTGATATCATCCATTGCTTTAGCAATATCATCGATCTTCTTATTCTGCTTCTCGATCATATCAAAGATCCTGGTATTCTGTTTTATGATCTCATCGGCTGTCTTCTTATAGGCAGCATTAAGAGATTTGCAGACTACTTTTGAAATATACTCCTCAATTGCGAGGTCCTGCAAGCTTATAACCCGAAGCACCCATTGCCGGTCATCTGATGACATCCTCATTCCCTCAATAGCTGTCTGGCTAACCGGTATTTTTGAATACCTCTTTTTTACCAGGGCCTCTACCGGATCCTGCTTCGGTTTCTTTTCAACGCTCATGTTTTTTGGTTATTTTAATTTTAAATTCTATAGTATCCATCAGCCGCCTCACTGCAGCTGAATCCTCGATGTATTTTTCACGTTTTTTTTTTCATCCATTTCATTAAGTATTTCCAGGAGCTCCTCCTTAGTCACTGACTTATCCCTGGAGAGATGTATTGTAAATTGGTTCTTGACTTTTTCAACCTTCTCATTGATAATAAATGTCATGACATCAACTCCCCGGACGACACTCTCGATGGAATCGAGCCTGATATTCCCTGATTGCTGATTCTCCTGTATTGATTTAAGTACCTGCTGTATTTCTTTATTAGAATCCGCATTTTCGGTTCCCTGGCTGACAAATTTAAAGACACCATAAAGAACCACCCCGGCGCTGAAGATCGCTGCGATAGTCGATGAATATGTTTTAAATTTATCGATCATATCATATCCCGCTTAATGCCCCGAAGATTCCCATCGTAAGCTCGAAAACAAATCCCCAGGCAAGGTTAAGAACTGCCAGCATAATCAGGTATTGCCACCACTTTTTTCCCTTTTCTGTTATCAGAAGGAAAATCATGAAAATACTGTTCAGAAATATAAACATCAGGGAATGACTAAAATCTGTTGTCCAAACCAGTAGAGTTGAAAAAATAAATGTAAGCAGATCATTCTCAAAGTATTTATTCTGCCAGCTGATAGCCGGATTGAACCATTGCTCAGGCGCGGATCCTGTCGGGAACCAGTGAGCAAATAACCGATCCCAATGATACCGGACCTCCTCCCTGGTTGCGAATGAAAAAACTGCAATTACGAATAAAAGAATTTTCATATTATAGAACTTCCTGGATGGATATATTATCAAAATTAAACTCTGCCGCAGTCGGTGCTGATGTATAAATGTTGATTACCGGATCATCTACAAGGCATGTAAATTCAGTATCAACCGATTCAGTGATACTACAACCCTTATTATATCCAGCAGCGGATCCAAGGGCTGGTTTTTCTATACAAAGAATTATACCGTTTGAACCAAGCTGAGTAACATCAAATCTTATCCGGTAGACATGACCGGCAAGAAGGGACAGGGATTGGTAAAGTGAACAAAGTGCACCAGTCTCCTGGACTCCATTACTGACGAGATGTAATTGACCTCCACTGCTCTCGGCTGTATCCCAGGGATGACCCGAGTAATTTGTCCATCCGTTAATATTTGAAGTGAAAGTCCCATTTGTGACCTTTTCAGGACCATAATCAGAAAATGTCGTAAACGACCGGGTACTTGAAACCTCTGCCGATCCGCTCCATGATCCCATAGTCTTCTCACTGCCGGCATCCTCGCTCCAGTCTGTTATTACACAGGTACCTGAAACAATCTTCTCCCCGGCAGCAAGCCTTCCATATACGAATGAGACTGCCGCTCCGCTATTCATTGCCTCGCGAAGAGTTTCAAAATCCTCATGTGTAGATGATTCTGTTCCATCCCTTTCAATCGTCTTTCCTGAGAATTTAAGAGTCCAGTCGGCTGTGTCAAACTCCTTTTCCTTTGTTCCATTTGCTGATTTTATAAGCACTTCCTGGAAAGAAGCTTTTCCGCTTAATCCGGTTGTCTCAAGTCCTTTTATCAGCTTGCCTCCTACTTTCATCGAAAGCATATATGCAGATACTCTTGTTTCAGCCATTTTTTAATCTCCTCATAATTAATTTATCATTAAGAAATCTCTTTAATAGATGCCAGTGAAAACGTCGCAATTAAACTGCTGTAATTCTGGATAAAAAGTGTACCTCCAAATCCGTTGTATGAATACAAGATGAAGACACTTTCGGCTTTCGAACAATGATAAAGACTAAGATCGCTGTCCATATATATTGTTGCAATCCCCTGAGTCCATGAATCGCAGGTTACCTCAATAAGATAATTATGACCGGCAACAAATCCGGCAGGAGCTTGATATGCAAATCCGGCAACGCCTGTTGTAAATCTTAGTTTACCTCCTGATATTGTGGAATCTCCATAAAGCAGCCAGTTCCCCTGGCTTGCAAACATTGGATTGTTCATCATCTCGGCACCATAGGTGAGTCTGGGAGCCACAAGCCATTTTACACCATTGGCCGGAGGATTTGGATTAACTGAGTTCAACAGATGAACAAAATCAATAAGTCCCTGGCCAGATGGATGTGCATTAAGAGGATTCTGATTGAGATAAATTGCCCTGTAGCCTGCTCCATAAGTTGTACCTATGGTATTTTTCATATATGTCCTTACGACTTCCCTATTTGCCCAGAAATCAGCCATATATTGATTTATTTCTGTCTCAGATAACTCCCAATACTGTGACTGGAAATTGCATAATTTAGGCATATGTGCCACAGTAGATGGTTTGGTTAATCCTGCTGATACATTAAGGCTTTCAAATTCAGAAAGTAATGTTGTTGACCCTGTGACAGTTGCGGCCCCCCCATTGACTCCATAAAACCAAATATGTGTTTTATCCGAAATATCCCCCCAGATTCTTACAGCATTTTCGTCAGACTGAATTGTTGCTGTAGCAGGATCTGTTCCCAACGCATAACCCCAGCTGAAATATTCGATATCTTTTATCGCATCTATACTTCCTCCGACTTTTGTAAGTGCGCACCATTGCTTTAATTTCGGAATCTGGCTAAAAGATCCTGATACATTACAGACATACCTGTTCCCGGGCAGGGCATTACATTCAAATATCTCCAGATCAGGAACAGAAGACATTGCCAGCTCTATTCCTCCCCTGGAGCTTACTATTACTGGGTTTGCAATCCATATCTCAGTCAATGTGGTCGATCCGTCGAGTGATCCATAGATCTCGTAAGGAGTAATAAAGCTAAGAATGCTAATATTTTCGGCCTTTATAAATTCAGTAGTATTGATAACCGCATGATCTATGGTACTGACGAATCTGACTAATTTACCAAGGTCTCCCCTGATCTTTAATGTATATGTAGTACCTCCTGTCGAATAATTATGCAGGCAGAGATTATATACTCCATTACAGGTCAGGGTATCTATGTGTCCATCTCCCCAGTCAGCATACAATGCTCCCGATGATGCGATATAATAGAAATATGATGAGACCGGTGATGCGGGCTGGATTATTGATATCTCAATGATACCTGTCCTGGTGATATTACTCGAAGCAGACTCATATCCACCTTTTAATGCCTTAATATAAAAATAGTTGGGCGATATTGCAGAAGGTACAGTCAATACGTGGCTCGATACCATCCCATCAATAGTATCAAAGATTGAATAATTCACTCCATCCGTGCTCCTGTAAACATGGAAGCCATCATATTCAATTCCTATTCCATTGGTCCAGTTTAAAGTTATTTGAGTGTCCGAATCAGAGGTTGCATAAAGAAGACTCGGTATTCTGGATAATAAATTTGCCCAAAAAGTGGCATTATCCAACTCGGTGGAAGTATATTTATTTGGATTTGTATGAACTGACGTAAATTTTTCCATTATCTCTTTATTATCCAGTATCCTTTTCTTGATGTTTTTATTTCATCTCCCTCGGTTAATCGCATTGTAAACCTGTGAAGATCATCAGAAACCAGCGGACTCAAATCCCATATATTATATGATGTTGTGGAGATTGTTACTGCAGGAGATACTCCTGAGCTTGAGTATGATTTCACTATATTCCCATGAAGATCCTCGATATCGATATCCATTTGCATGCCTGACATATCAAGCAAAACACCGTTTTTATACTGATTGGAAGAATAGTTAACTGTATTTCCATAAGGAACAATAATGTCCTTTATCTCCGGCTCAACGATATGATCATGCATCTCTTTGAATTTAATGAAACATTAATTAAGTTCTTCAGTGTTTGTATTTTCACTATTCTTTCCCTATCTTCTCTGGTTCCTTGATTTCGATATCCATAATCAGAGCTCTTTTCATTATAACCTTAATCTCAGCGGCTTGCTCAACCCTGCTGAACGGCACCGGCATTACAGAAATATATTCCGCAATTTTTGAATAATCTTCCGGCTCAAATACCACCTTTCTTTTCATAGCTTCAAGTATTTTGATTTTCATGATCACCATGTTTTTGGTCATCGGCTTCACTTCCGACTCCTCCTCCTCCTCCTCCACTTCCATTATCCGGATATTTCCTGGTGATTGCCTTAATCAACTTAAAGACTATAAAAGCGAGAACCCCGATACATGCTATAATCACAATTGTCTGTTCCATAGCTTTAATATTTAAGATGTTTCTTCAAAATAAACGTGAACATGATAACCATAGGAAGCAATAGGAGGCGAACCAAGTATAACACTTCCTGTAATGTCATCTAAGGCAGAATAAGCAGCATCATAAATTACTCCATCACTCCCGACTTGAGTGTAGGTCCAGTCAAATAGTCTTGCATATATTTTAATGTTATCATAATTCTGGTTTGCCGCAATGGATCCAATGTCAAAATATCCTGTATTCCAGTTCATTCCGGCACTGCCATTCTGTACCCAGGGAGAAGGTATGTTTTGGGCATCGCCATCATAATGCCACTCGGATGCAGCCTTGATATGTATATGAACTCCGAATGTCGATGTATTTGGAAGCCTGCATTGAACTGTTCCTTCCAGGTCATCAGGATCCACAACAGTATTATCATTCGTTATATACACTCCAGCATACCAGTCTGTGTGTTCAAGGACCTGATTATTGATCGTTTCCAGTGAAAGATTAGCCGAATCCCCGACAGTATCCAGGTCGATCAGGCTCCATCCCTGGATAGTTCCATAGCTATCGAATAAAACAAAAGCCACTCCCCCATTATCACCTACATTATAATCAATCTCACCCAGATAAACATCTGCTGTGAGCTCTCCCTTGCTTCCAGAATTTACCCAGATATCTGTCGGATTCGAAGGAGTATTATACCATCCTGGCGTTGAATAAGGGACATGATCATACCCTGCAAAATCTCCCAGTGCCGCGACAGCCGGATCACTGTTTACCATTGCGGCATTCGCGAAGCTTCCTGTGTTTGAATACGTTCTGACCGTCGGGCCGAAAGTGCTCCAGTGGTTTACGTTTGCGTGGCGGCAGAGCTCATAAAGGGAATTTGTTGTCGCACCCAGGATGGATTTGACAGCTGACATTTTTATATTTGAACAATCTATATATCCCGTCTGTTCCGATATATCAGCCTGTGCTGGTATATCAGCCCTTGCTTTCAGGGCACTGGTTGTAAACGTCCGGAATATATTTCGATGCTTTCCCATTATGTATGATAAGCTATAATATCACCATCACAGACAATAGTTCCCCGTACATCGAGCTCATGGAGCGGGGTAGTAGTTCCGATACCAACATAACACCCGGAGATCTCCAGGTAATTATTTGTATCATCAAATGTCATCTTTGGCCCGCTCACCTGGCCGACGTAAGCCCCATCAGCAATCAGCAGAGATGTCGTTATAGTCGGGGATGTTCCGAACATTAGTGCCCCGTTTCCCGTTTCATCTGAGATAACTCCCGCCAGCTCTGCTGATGAAGTTGCAGCAAAAGCGCTCAGCTTTGAAGCTAATAAAGCATATCCGGCTAAAGCATGATTTCCCCAGCCGTAAGCAGCATCCCAATTTGAATGATTATCTGTTATAGATGATAGCCAGGCGGATCCATTGGATACCGGAATCCCTGCTCCGGGATAAACCATTCCTCCCCCGCCTGAAGCTGCCTGCCAGGTACCATCCTCCCTCAGAAAGAGAGTGCTACCGGACCCAAGTATTATCCCTCCTACAGATCCAGATGTTGCAACTGGCATGTCCTCCCATATTGTCCCTGGAATAGCCCCGGATGCAGAATACGATTGTATGTCATAGTCACCGGCAAAGGGTATTGTACATTCCACATAAGGGTCTCCTTCATTCTCATGATAGACAAGGAAATCCAGCATGGCAAGGATCTGTTCCCTGGTCATCTGAATGATGGTCCCTCCTCCTGATCCTCCGCCTCCGGAAGATCCCCCTCCAGGACCAGATATCCCTTCTCCGAGAGTTATGGTTATATCCTCATCGCTCCAGGCAAGGATCTCAAGGAATTTCCCATTAAAGGTCTCTTCATATATATTCCAGGTACCTTCAATAATATCAAACTCCCGGTTATTATTGTAAGCATGTTTTATGATCGAATCAATGGCAATGGTAGTTCCCTTTATTGTTCCCTGCAGGAGCTGCCTCGAAACCCGGTTCCGGCTGGCCAGCAGCTTGAACAGGACCTGAATGGCTGTATAATCGCCGCTCACCCCGTCAATATTCCAGAGCGAAGTCGGAGTGCCGCTTCCAAGCTTTGTGATATTACGGTACAGGATCCCGGCGTTAGGAACTCCAGCAGGAGCATCGGCATTCAGGATAGAGATATTCGGAAGATTGACCGGCTCTGTGCTGTCATCAAAGACTGCTGTTGCCTCATATTTTGTTCCAGCATCTGCAGCCGCTCCGCCTATCAGGTTAATGATCGGCTTGCTCCAGCAGACTCCCAGATAATGATAATTCGGTCCAGGCTCCGTTCCATAATGTCTGTAAAGATCAATAGAGATATAACCAGAGATCGGTGGAGCTGCGGTCTCGATCTTTATATGATTGAAGGCAGGAACTTCTCTGGCAGCATTATTGAGATTTGATATAATTGTCGGCGTTGCGGTCCATTCCCCTGCTCCGTCACCATTATATTTCAGCCAGTAAGAATTAACTCCGTTAGTGAGCTCAACCTGGAACCTGCAAGTCATCGCGATTATTCTCTTATAGATATACATCAGGTATCCGATGGCACAATAATCAAGTTCCAGTATAAAGCTCTCTCCCCCGGAATTATCAAAAGCGATGGTTTGCGATATCCCATCCCCGTTAACTTCGGAGGTTGTCTCGAGGAAAGCAAATTTCTCTCCGTTCAGATCTCCCTGAGTGATGTCAAAGGTCCCGGACTGGTTCCAGGAATCAAAGGCACCTGCAGCGAAATCCTCAAATTCGAAGTTATCCAGGAGCGATTCCTTCCTTCCATAATCATGAATGGCATGGACCTGCCTTCCGCCTGGCTCGAGTGACATATTGAGCTGGCCCATCGGAGTCAACTCAATGCCGGATCCGGCATATCCCAAGTCAAGGACCACAGGATAAGACTCTGTGCCTGTATATGTCCCGGATGAATTATAAAGCAGCCTGGTCGACTTCTTGTTATTGCTACAGACTATCCTCCAGCGTCCCTTCCATTGACAGATCTCGGCATCATATTTCCCCAATATCTTCTCGATAACCTCATAACAATTAAAATTCTCGAACGTCGAACAAGGTTCTGTTGTCTGCTCCAGGGGCGATAGTGAAGCATTATGGTTTGTCTCATGAACACCGATCGCGATAGCATATCCGAGTCCCAGGCTGATCTTATCCAGGCAATGGCGAATAATAGCAAACTGCGTCTGAGTGCCTGTCAATGTAAAAGCTTCTTTCTTCAGGAGACCAAGCCCGTCGCTTGCTGTGAATGTGATATTAAGGGGTGCCGGGATATATGGGCATGAGTATTGCTGTGGATCAAGATATCCAATCCATAACTGGACATCAGAATTATCAGTAAGTTCTACCTGAACATTTTTCGGATCGTTAGTATAAAACTCAAGGTATTCAAAATCAACTTCTTCCCTCATGGAAAACTCAAGAGAGGTTCCTTTTATAACATCTGCTGAATCTTTACGGAGCTTAAAAGGATTTATAGGAATATTACGATCAATATCAGCACTGCTGTAATTATTAAAATTAAGTTTCACCTTATAAAGGTTTCCCTTTTTTGTGGTGCAAAGAAGCTCATATTTAAGACCGTAAGCCACCTAAGTATATTTATATTTCCTGAAATTTTCCTGTTCCAATACTGCCGCAAGGTCCTTGCCTTCGCCAATCAGCTTTCCGGTAAGATGGATCTCGATCGGTTGTGTTTGTGCCTGCGTGCTTGTATTGAAAGTATATGAACTACTGGTCATGGCAGCTGCAGATCCAGAGGATCCCGCACCGCTAACAGCCGAAGAAAGTGCTCCTTTGACGGCCTGTCCGATAGCGACCAGAGCTATACCTGCAATTATTGCTCCCGCCGGGTTGTCAAATGCCAAGGCACTTTTTAGGGCTAACATTGCCACTCCGGAGGATATACAAACCTTCCCCACTGCGATCGCAACGTCCGCCAGGGTTCCCATCACCACTTTCCCAAAGTCAGCTAAATTTGCATCACCGTTCAATAAATTGCCAAGGAACTCACCTGAAGCAACTGCCATACTTTCAAAAGCAGAGTTTACAGATTGAGTGATATCGACCATAACCCCGGAGATAGCTTTCTGGATCTCATGTAGTGGAGCCAGCGCCTTTGAAATGATAGTACTGAAATCTGGCATCTGGATATTCTCCAGGGTGACCTTGGTTATTCCAATTGTTTTTGATTTTGCCTCTTCCAGGGCAGCCTCCTGGGTGACAATATCCAGGGCGGACTTTTTCTCCCTGACTATTGCCTTTAATGCTTCAGCCTGTTCGCGGAGAAGACTGTTTATCTTTGCCTCCTGCTCCGCGAGCCCGCGGCGCTGTTCATCGGTCGGATCCTTTGAGGCCATTGCGATCCGCTCGCGCATGATCCTGAGCCTTTCCTGCTCGAGGCTTACCTCATCACCATAAACACTCCTGATAATTGATTCAGCCTGCTTGAGCAGAGATAATTTTTTATTCTGATCTTCCGTCTCTTCCTTCGCCTGGAGACGGAGCTCTGCAACCTTTGCCCTTCGCTCTTCGAGGGAATTGATAAGAGCTATCTCCCGGTCCTCCAGGGCATCCTCTGCCTGGGCAAGAGCGCCGGCGGCCTTCCAGTCCTCCTTGATCTCCTCTCCCATCCCCTTGAAGGCGCTGGTCATATCCTGCCATCCTTGCTTGAACTTTCCAGTTGCTATCTCCCATATACCCTTTCCCAGAATCGCCAGGCGTTCAATTACATTACCAACAACAGATTTGATCTGCGAAAGGATCTTTGCAAACTTATCAGCTCCCTCACCGGATTTTGTGAAATAAGCAACCAGGGATCCCAGAGCAACCACCAGGGCGCCGATTCCGGTTGATATAAGGGCGGTCTTCACAATCTTCATAGCGATGGCAAACTTCTCCCCGCCGCTGGTTGCCCCCTTAAATGACTGGACCACAAAATTAAGCGACTTATTAGCAGTATCGATAGCCTTACCGACAGCTCCCATATTCACACCGAACATAGATGCAAACTCGTCGAGCTTATCACCGGCTGCTCCTTTGAACTCATCAATGGCTTTCTCGCCATCCTTCAGTCCTTTCTTGAAGTCGGAACTATCGACACCGAACCGCGCTTTAAGATTTGTTATTACTGTTCCCATTCAGGATCCTTTCAAATAATTCTTCAGTTCTACGATAATCTTCTTCGCTGATTACCACCGGTATTACTTTTTCTTCATCCCAGGGCAGAGGCATCAGCTGCTTTGGCGAGAGCTTATGAGTTTTGTCCACCTGGATATTCCAAAGGATCGCTGTCGAGAGCCTGAGCAGCTCAGCATCAAGCTTGATCCTCTCATTCTGCTGCTCATGATACCCGGCCATCGCATCAAGAAAATCTCCCACTCTCATCAGGCCAAACTGCCCCGGATCATATCTGAGGCAGCCTAGGCCAAATCGCCGCATATAATGATAGGTGAACTTCGCCAGCTCACCCATATCTAATCCTTCTTCCTGAAGAATATCAGCGGCTTCCTCTCCTTGTAAGGGCTTTTTTTTTGACCGTTTATCTGCCTTGAAATAATTTCAGAGAACTCAATTACACATTTCATCGACATAAGCCTTCCGAACTCGATTTCCGATAGTCCCAACTCCCGGCCATCAGCTGCCTCACCCTCAGTCGCACTGCACCAGGCAATGACCCGGAGGATCTTAAGATCAGCTTTTGCTGCAGTGAGATCTGTCATCTCCCGCCCGGTAAGCGAGGTATATTCGGCAAGCGCATTCATGTTCCATTCGATACGCACACGCCGGTCATCGGAGAGTGTTAGATAATCGGGCTTCATTACGACGGATAGGTTGTGAATGTCGGGGTACCGCTCAGTTCAGCTGATCCGCTCCAGGATCCCATTGTCTTCTCGCTGCCGGCATCCTCGCTCCAGTCAACTATAATGCATGTTCCTGATACGATCTTCTCGCCGGCTGTGAAACGTCCATAGACGAATGCAACAGCCACTCCGCTGTTCATCGCTTCGCGAAGGGTTTCAAAATCCTCATGAGTACCAGATTCCGAACTATCCCTCTCAATAGTTTTTCCTGAGAACTTAAAGGACCATTCAGCTGCATCAAACTCTTTTTCCTTTACCCCGTTGAATGATTTGAGCAGGAGCTCCTGGAAGGTTGCCTTGCCTGCTATCCCGGTGGTTTCGAGTCCTTTTATTAGCTTATTGCCCAGTTTCATGTTAAGCATATAAGCCGATACTCTTGTTTCTGCCATCTTATTTAGTTTTAACGGTTTGCGGTTTCAATTATAAATCTCAATATATTGGTATAGAACTTCTGTTCGTAATCAAAATCAGGCTCATCTCCCTCGAAGGTCACTGTGTTTATTGTGGTCCCGCTGGTTATCGTGCCTGCCAGGGATTCTACTCCTGTTATTATCTGGGCTGCATAAGTCTCGACCTCATCTGGCAGCGCTGCAATTATCGCAACCTCACAGTCATAAGTGTATCCTTTCAGCCCTTCCTTAAGGCGGATCGGAGTGCCGGTCTCTTTATGATAGCACCAGGGGCACTCAATCTCCTCATCCCCGACTATCGGGAAGGTATTCGGAATGATCGCCTGGAGCTTTCCCTGTATTGCAGCTGTTATCATTTCGCTTCAGATGTTAAGAATTTCATTGTTTCCTCATCGACCGTCTGCTCAAATATCTTCTGGGCTGTGCCTTTTGTCTGGTCCCATGCCCTTTCCACAAAGAACAACGGTTTCACTCCACCCTGCCATTTCGATGTCCTGGTCTTACGTGGAGTTGCAAAAACGTGCAGCCTCGCCAGAGAGGTTCTCCAGGAATAGGTCCCATAGCTAAACCAGTATGCCAGCTGGAAGGGATCCCACTTCTTTCCTTTCCGGTTGATATAGACTCCCTGGTTCGCGAAAAATCCCACCTGGAGGGACATGAACTTCGCAGCTGCCTTGACCTTTACTGCTTTACGGATCGGTGCAAGACTCGACGGTATCCCGGCTATGATCGCACGCCTGACCGGCTGGGCAGCTTTTGAGAATCCTTTATTAACAGGTCTTCTATATCCCATCTCGGGATATAGCTGGAAGATCCTTTTAAGATTCTCTGTTCCGTCCAGGGTGAAGTTAGATCCACTCATTCCGTAATTTTCTCCCCAGTTATTTCAATGAACATCCTCCCCGATGGGTCCAGGGAGAGAATATTATATTCCGTTCCATCATCAACTATCCTCATGGTTTCATCAAGATCGCTGGTATAATGGACCTTCCATACATACCTTGAAGGAACGATGGGCCGGTTACCCACATATTGCTCCGGTACCGGGGAGGGAGTTTTGCGCTCTGCCCATAAATAGCATAAATGAGTATAAGTCTTCTGCGGAGCTCCCATCGAGCTTTTTGTTGTGGTCGGCTCGAGGATCTCGATCTTACGTTCCATGTTTCCGATCTCTCCCATGTCAGTATCTCTGTATTCTGAAGTTACGAAAATACCTTTCGGCAATAGTCTGCCTCAGTCCCATACCAAAATTCAGCATCGGGTTTTCAGGATTAAGGTACCGATCGCTGCAGAGCAGGATCAGACCATCTTTTATATCTTTGGGCACATCATCGGCAGATCCCCAGCCGGTAGTGAACTCAATCTCTATAGCATTGATCTTATTGCTGTTAGTGCTGAATGATTCCAGGAATTTAAGCCTGGCGGTCAGATCAATATTATCGAGCTGATAGAGCGAGGGATCCAGAGTTGAAAGAACCAGTTCGCCGGGCTTGAAATATTTCACCGAATTGATCCCGCTGACAGGGCCCCGGTCAATCTCCATCTCCTCTCCCGGATAAGCATCGAGGTATGCAGTATAAGTAGCCAGACAAAACTGACGTCCGATATCACTCTGGACATACTCAACGGTAGAAGCGATTATCTCATCGAGATAAACATCCTTCTCATCATCATCTTCCATTATATGGAGATTCCGTTTGAGCTCTTCAATCGATATCGGATCGAACAAGGGGGCTGTCTTGAGCTTATACTTCATGACCTTGTTTATTTGCCGTATGCAAGTATCTTCTTGATCATTGCCTTACTGATCCCGATATCCTGGAGACCAGGACCTGCCTGCTGTACTTTTTCGACTGTGTCAAAGCCATTATCGAAAAGCTTATCCTTGGCCGGGAAATCTGCCGGCAACGGATTAGGCTTGCTTCCATCATCTTCATCGGGCAGGGGAAGGATAAATCCTCCCTTCAGCAGGACCGGCGCCACATTCGCATCGACAATGCCATTCTGGCCTGCTGAATAAGCATAAGCCCAGTGGGCCTTGAGCCATCTGACATTTATATATTTGGTTGCCATGATGTTTGTTTTGAAAAAAGGGCCGGGCGTGCCGGCCCTTCTAACCTAAACTTCAACTAACCTATGAAAAAATCGCCTTTAGGAGGCACAGAGTGCATCTTTCATTGCTGCGAAAGCCTCGGGTATCTCAATGGCCACATCATAATAAGCATTCAATACCAGGTTAACCTGTGCTTTCTTTGAATCGGTATATGGATCGGCAAGCAGATCAAGGGCACCAAACTGGGCAAGGGTCATCTTATTGAAGTTCCCGTAAATGATTGCGGTGCAGACTCCCGATGCTGTTCCTTTCGTGAGAACATCACTAACGATGGTGGAGACGCCGGCATTATAACCCATAAGGCTATTCGGCTGCAGAATATTCCATACTCTCTCGGGATGACCGCTTTCAATGGCTGTGCTCATGAGTTTCCAGCGGCCTCTTGGTGAGGTCAAATAAGCGAGAGAGCCGAAATCAGCATCATCAAGGGCAACTTCCCTCTGGAGGGCCAGCATATGTGCGAGGGTCGGAGCTGCTCCGTTAGTACCTCCGGCAACATCACCGATATTAGAAGTTGCGAGCAATCCTGTCGGGGCATCAGCTCCTCCATGAAGAGCGCCACGCTGAAACAATACTGCGCATGACTTGATCAGTGCATCCCATACTCTCTGCTCTATATCTGGACTTGATTGAATAAGAAGCAGTTTGCTGAGCGGGACATAGTTTGTTCCTCTCTTTGGTGTGAGTGAGACTTTATTCAGTGCCATTCCGGCATCACTGTTCTCATCATTCTCTGCGTCCCATTTCGTGGTCGGTTTAGTGCTTATGGTCGGAAGATCAACATTATTTGTTAATCCGGATAGGGTCTGAGCTCCGAGATCCACCAGGATGGTTTTTGCCCAGACCGCATCGATAAAGTTCCCGATAAATGTCGGTACGACAGGCGAGCTGGCAGCTCCAAGTACTGTTCTCTTTTTGTACTTCTCAGGAAGCAGGAACCTGTTCAGGTTCTGCAGTACCTTCATGGGAATACCGAGACCTCCGAGAGCACTGATATTGCTCATTTCGGATTGTGCCTCTTCCTTCATTTCTGCTTCAAGACCAGTCAGCTTACCCTGCAGCTGTTCCCTGATTGCCTTGATAATCGAATACTTCTGAATATCTCTCTCTTCAGATTTGCTTACTTCATGCCCGCGTTCAGCTGCGCGGCTTCGGGCATAACTTTCTTTCTCTTCCTCAAGTCTGATTTCAGAATCAAGGCCATTGACCGTATTTGCCAGTTCAGTCCACCGGGTTTTTTCCTCGGCATTGAGTTCAGCCTTATTGGCTAAAAGATCCTTTTCAGCCAGAAGGCTCTCTCTTTTTTGTTTCAAAAAAATTGATTTCACCTTTTACAAATTTTAGTTTAACATATAGAATTAGCCTTTTAGGCTGGTTTTATAGTATTTGAGCTGCTCCTGCAGTCTCTGTATCTGATCTTTCTGTGATTCGACCTCCGAGAGGAGTAATCTTATTCTGTCTGGATTCGTTTCCTTCAATTCCAGATCTTTACCATCGAGCATATCGAGAATGTCGACCACTCTAAATTGTTCGAGCTGGGAGAGGCGGAACTTACCGCCGAGCTCCTTGAAAGCATACATAAGTGCGGTGAATCCCTCTTCCCTCATCCTGCGAAGCATGTCCCGTTTCCCGGCATCAGGGTTTGACGGGAGATTCACTACCGACCACTCAAGCAATTCCTGCCCATGGAAATAATAAACTTCCTTATCTTTCCCCTGTGCTTCTTCTCCTTCACCGTAAGCACCTTCACCAACTGGGAGAAACCCTACACTGGAGCGGCTGATTGATCCAAAGAGAAGCTTCCGGAATACTTTCTCGGCCAGAGGATTTATCTCTGCAGGCTCAAACTGAGCGTTAGCAACGAGCATTTTTCCCTTTGCCATTCCCTCAGTTCCAATTTTAATACTCTTCCCGATTACAAAATCTGGATTAGGATCTGAACAAAGTCCGCCGGAAAGGGTATGCTGATAGGCGACAATCGGATTTTTTAAATAATTATCCAGGTCCCAATTATCCTGATTAAGTATCGTTCCATGCCTGTCCCTGGTAGCTGTCGAGAGAACAAAGGGAATAATCCTGCTCTCTTCAGCTCCTTCAGGAATTGTGCGTATATGCCCGAATTGGTATTTCTTTGTTGTTGACATTTTGCTGTGAATTATTATTACCGATAATATTTGCAGGTGTATAGAACTGATCTCCTCCTGGGCGCGGATTTTTATTGAGAAGTGCGCGACCCTCATCGGGTGATAACACACCGCTCAGGACCATCTCTTTAATATGGGATGTCACCGAAGCAAGATCTCCCCGGAGCAGTCCATCGAGGTTGTACCGGATCCGGATCCTACCCTTCTCAGCCGGCAGAAGCAGCTTCTCTTCGAGCTCGATCTCCTGGCGGCGGAGTATAGGACGGAGTGTATATTTTACAAACTGGAGATCCTGGTGCTCAATATTGCTGAAAGTTGCCCGGGAGAGATCTCCCAGCATATGAGGCGGGAGATTGAACCAGCGGGCTATATCCTGAATTGAGAACTGGCGGGTCTGCAGGAACTGAGCATCTTCCGGAGCAATGCCAAGGGGATTATACTTCATTCCATATTCCAATACCGGGGTCTCCCAGTCGCCGATCTCTCCGGAATAATATTTATCCCAGCGCTCCTTCCATTCTTTGAACTCCTTGTCCCCCATATGGCCCGCCGTTTCGATGACGGCTTTCAGGTTTCCGCCCCTGCGGAAGAACTTCGCGCCAAAGCGTTCGGTTGCCAGGCCCAGCCCGATATTATCTTTTGCCATCTGGATCGGCGATTTGCCCCAGATACCGTTTGTTGTGAAAAGCCTGTAATGGATAATCTCATCACTGAAGAAAGTTCCCTTAACTCCGAGGTCCTTATCATCGATTGAATAGAAAAGTTTTCCGCCATCGAGCTTTACCTTGACCGATGAAGGATGAACCGGCATTAATGATTCCGGATATCCCGAACGCCTGTTGTCAATAACCGCAACGGAGTTTCCCCAGCCCTGGAGGCCATCGTTCATAAATTCTGTCCAGGTGAAACGGTTCATAATTGCATTCGGCTGCAGCAGCACTTCCTTGGCCCGGTGCTCTATGGGATTGCGGTTTGCTCCTTTTTCTTCATAAAATTCCAGGGGGAGTGATGCCGGCAGCTCGGAGAGGATCCTCCGGGCCAGCCATACTGCAGAGAATTTAAGGGAAGTCTCCTCTGTTACGCTGATGCCTGAGTCGGATATCCCCATGATACCTCCGAGTGATCCCTTCATTGCAGGGTTTATCTCCCGGATCTGGGGATGAAGAAAACCATTTATCCGATCTTTGAACTTTGGCATGAAGCTATCTTTTCTTTGAGCAAAATATATGATCACTTAAAAGATGCTACAAAATTCGAAGATTGGATATGGCTTTCAATGGGACATTGTCATCAAATAAAAAGGAAGATTTCAACAGACTGAAACCTCCTTAAACTCAGGTGAATAAATAAATAATGCCTGGGGTTATCAACAGATAGATTAACTTTTTTCAAGCTTTTTGATCTTTGCCCGGAGCATTTTAATGACGGATAACCTGTTTCGATATCCCGGCTCGTAGTCGAGACTTCTCTTCAGGTAAGGAATATGCCCCTTATCTTCGATGTGTGTGAGTGAAACCCTAATGTCATCGACAGATGTGTGGTTAATGACCTCCCTTTTACTGATTTTCATTTTCTCGTACATTGTCGGTTTCTTTTTTATCATTAACCTGATCAATTTCAATCTGGTCAAAATTCTTTAATTCAATAACTCTGATTCTAGTTTTATTCGTCATCCCAAAGAGTGTGTTTTCCACAACTGCTCTTTTAATCTCTAAACCATATGCCGTACACATAAGGGATAATAACTTCTCGGCTGCAATGGCCTTTTCAATAGTTATCTCATCATTCATCAGTTTTGTGAAAGCATCACCAGCTGAATGATAAACTGATTTCTGATTTACAGGTTGGAGTGTCTTAGTTTTTGTTTCCATTTTCTTCTTTTTTTAGGTTAATTAATCTTCTTATTTTAATTTGTTGTCGCTTTAATTCAATAATTTCTTTCGAATGTTTAATCCCTGGAATCTTAAATTGAGCTGAAAGTAAGCCAGAGATATACCCATCACTTAAGTTTTCTCTTACTCTTTTATTTATCATTCGCCTTTTTTCTCTACTTTTTTCAATGTTATTTTTATAATGTAACTTTCGTGTTTCTAACCATTTAGTTTTATTCCGCTTCATCCAATCAGATATATAATTCTTGATCTTTCCTTTATTCGCTTCATAGTATCTTGCTTGTTTATCTGATATTCGTAGTTTGTTTTTCTCATAATATCTGTGTTTAGAATTGGCTATTTGAAGTTTATTTTTTTCACGATAAAGCCTATTTTTCTCTCTTACCAGATCTTTATTCAATTTACGATGCTCAACATCATAAATTCTTTGATATTCCTTAATGGCTTGACTATTTCTAAGCCTATATTCACGCATATATTCCTTCTTTTTTTCGCTAATCATCTTGGCTCTTATTTCATTTATCATTCAATCTCCTGCGAAACGAATCATAACATGAATACCGGTAAGTTCCCAGGGCTTTGAAGTATTTTTCATTAAGTAGGCTGAATACCTCTTCCCTTGTCACAGACGGATCCTCCTTCTGCCTGAAGGCGAGCTCTTCCCAGAATACATCAACGAATCCCTCCCGGGATAACATCCTGAGAACCTGGCTGTCTATTTCTATTTTCTTTGATTCGGGTTTTGTGTAAGTTTTTTTCATAGCATCCTGAGTGAGTGACCGTCCGAATATATCTGTTTGCTGGAGGATCCATTATTCACCGACATATATCCACCGATTGCGGTGATCAATGCTGTGATACCATCGATCTTATTGCGGGATCTCTTTTTGTCGGGCTTAATATTGTCATTAATATCCTGGTAGATCTGAACATTCGAGAGCATCCATCTGAGGACCGGGTCCCCCAGGTGGTCAAACTCCCCGGACATTACCAGGCGTTCAAATTCCTTTGTCGGGGCCGACATGCTCATAATCCCCTGGGCATATTCATCGAACTTGTCCTGGGGGAAGCCTTCTTTTATAAGTCCCTGGATAGTTCCGTGATAGGCTTTTGCCGGGTCGAATGCCAGATTCTCGCAGGTAAAATCCTTAAGGATCTCCATGATATCCCGGATCTGGGTATCGATATCGATCACATCCCCGGGAGTAGTTTTGATCAAGCCGGCCTTCACCCAGGTATTATAATCAACCCTGTCGCTGTTCTCTTTTACCTTTGCCTCCGGTATCCAGTAAAAAAGTTTGGCACAGGGATGACCTTCAATATCAGGGAAATAAAGAGCCAAGGCATTTATATCAACATGCGATGCCAGGTCAAGTCCCCAAAATGATGGTTTCCCTTTCAGATCTGAGAGCTTCGTCCCATGCTTGCACAGAAGCCATTTATCATCCGGCATCCAAACTTCCGGAGCATCGACCCAGAGATTCAGGTTCTTTGTTTTGAAGCTCACCTCTTTGCGCGGATCATTGATAGCTCCCTGGAACTCAGCCCTGAAGCGCTCAGGGATAACAGTTATTCCATAGTTTGGATTAGCCTTCTTCCAGGAAGCGGGATCCTTCCAGTCATCATCCTCGTCGAGTGTGTAGATGATTGCGAAGATATCATCCTGCTTCTTGATGCCCCGGAGGATATCCAGGCAGAGAGCCCTGTAATGAAAGCAAGGCAATGTCTTATCTCTTCCGGATGTAGTGATTATTATGATTAGAGGCTGGGGCCGGTTGACAGTTGCGCTCTGGATATTTTCAAATACCTCGTTATTTTTCCAGACATGATATTCATCAATCACAACTCCCGATGGATTAATACCTTCCATGCTCTCGGAGTCGCGCCCGAGCATCTCCATCTTTGAGGAGCTGGATGGGATGCTGATATTCTTGGTCAGGATCCTGGCGCGCTTCTTCAGGTCAGGGCTATGCTCGATCATATTTTTCGCCATCCCGAAAACAAGCTTGGCCTGCTTCTCTACCGTTGCTGCGCAGTAAACCTCAGCCTCTTCTTCCCCGTCGAAGAATAGCAGATCATTAGCAAAAACTGCGCAAAGTGTCGATTTACCGTTCTTTTTCGGGATCTCGATATAAGCATAGTTAAAGCGTCTGGTCCCATCTTTCTTCTTCCATCCGAAGAGAATGTATATGATTGCCGCTTCCCAGGGCTGGGGAACAAAAGGGACCCATGATCTTTTATCGGGAGAGTGGCGGACAAAGGTGCAAAATGCAAAAGTCTTTTCGACTGCTTTCTTATCAAAATACCATCCGCTTTCCGGGGCGTTAAGCATATCCCTGGAATGCCTCTCAAAGGTAAGCTTTGTTATCTTGCTCACCAGGATCTTCCCCGAAAGGACATCAGCTATATATTTCTCTGCGGTGCGGACCATCAGTTATGAACGAATAAAGCTTTGTTAATGCGGATTATCTCCAGTCCCTGCCTGGTGCACTCAGCTGCACATTCCACAGCATACATGCCATCTGCCATTTTTTCCCGATGAACGAAGCCTATCTTTTGAGCGACAGACAGCTTCACAATGAAGGATCCCATGTCTATCCCCCCGACCCTGATTTCGGTAAGAAGAATATTGTATTTGAAATAATTATGGATAGTATTGCAAAAGACAAAGCCTACTTTCGGCCCGCAGTTTTTAAGAAAGAACTCAACGAATGATTTCACATATTGATTATCATCGTTGGTAATCAGAACATAATCATCAGGATCTCCCTGGATCTTCTCGAGCATCATACCCCTGTTCGGATGACCCCAGAAGCCGTTAATCTCCGGAGTGAACTCGAATCTAACGCGCTCATTTCCAAGCGAAGAAACAAACTGAGCGATCCCATCCAGGGCCGGACCATCGTGTATGATCCTCATGTCCCAGCTGCTGTCGGTCTGCAGGAGAAAATCATATATCAATCGCTTAAGATCCATCGACCTTTTAAATGCAGTTACAATAACATGGAGCTTCATCTATAAGACTCATTATTAAAATTATCCTCGAAGCTTAAACTCTAAATTTTCAATAAAGGGCCTTACTAATTCATCTAATTCCCAACGTGTTGCACTCCCACAATTACGAAAATCCAAGAAACATTGAGAACCTCCCATTTTATTATAAAAATTTACTAAATGGGATAATTGCTCAAGGGGATAATTATAAACATCACTAACGTGACATAAGACATTACGGGCTCTAGTTGATAATAACTTACAAAGAGGAATATCATCCTTTATGTCAACATGCATAATTTGATTTTCATAAAGCGATATTAATCTTTTCGCATTTTCGTATTCTTTCAGTGTAATCATTTTCATAAATATTGAATTTATATTACTTTTTTTGTTTTTAATATTTCCTCATCAAAGCGGCGGCTCACTTCTTGCGCCGGCCAGTCATAGTGATATCCCCATCCCATGCTCCTGTTAAGCTCGCTCATCCGCTTGCTGCAGACAGCATTGCGAGATATGACAAATTCCTTTGAAAGGTTTCTCATGTGGAGAGTTTTTAGCCCGGAGCTCTTATCCGGAATAACATTCCCCCTGGGATGAGCTATATGACACCCGGGATCATAATTTATCTCCTCTATCTCTGATGGCCGGAAGATATTTGTTTTAGGTCCTCCCGGGATCCCGAGGACAACCTCCTCATAGATCTGTCCCTGGGTAATGGGGAATTTTTCAGAATACATATTGAACCACTCCGGAGTAATGATTGTCGCTTTTGATTCACCGAGGATTCTTTTGATGTCCGGATGATAAACAAACTCATCCATATCGCCGATGATGACCCAATCAGCAAGGGACTCCTTCCAGCAGTTGTTTTTTATCTGCAGGTAAATGTCATCCCGGACCTGGTCACTGGAATCGTATTTAATCACCTCTACCCGGGGATCCTGCCGGCAGATCTCCTGGGACCGGTCGGTAGAATAGTTATCAAAAACAATTATCCGATCGCAGAACTCCCGGTAATGCCGGAGGAAATAAGGGAGCAGCAGCTCCTCATTGTAACAGATAACATAGACTTCAATTTTCATATTGATCAGATTTTATTTCTCATAGCCGGTTTTATATTCACTTTCCCCCCTTCCGATATTATAAACATACCCGCCACCGGAAAGAATGGCAGTCCTGTATCCGAGCCTGTGGTATTCCTCACCGATAGCGCATTCACGATGCCAGATTGTTTTTACCCAGGGGATCTTCTCATAAGGCCCGACTTTCCTGTAATCGCTCATGCGTTTCAGGCCCACTGCGGTCGTAAATCCATGCCAGATGGCATCACCGAGATTCCAGTTATCATTTACCATCTGGTAATCGACTCCGTATGCACCGAGGATTTCTGGTTCAATTGGATGTCCATTGCAGTCGTTATGATCAAATAGCCAAACTTCTTCGATATTTTTTTCTAGTTCCATGACAGCCAGGGATTTTTCAATGAACCCTCCCTTTCCGGTGAAGCACCAGTCGTCCTCGCAATGGAAGAAGTATTCGGTTTTAATGTGCTGATATCCCAGGTCGATCGAGCGGATCAGTCCGACATTATCCGGGTGCAGCACAAGGGTGAAATCCGGATATGATTCCCTGAGCAGCTCATGGATCAATTCATCTCCTGAGTCATTGACAATAATGAGCTCTTTCATAGGGTAAGTGTTCGCCCGCATGAAGGCACTTACTGTCTGATGGAGCAGACCAAGCCGGCGGCATGAGAAGAAAATGGCTGTTATCTCTTTCATGTTAAGTTAAGTAAATTTAAATCTCTCAATAAAGAAAGTAATCCTGGTACAGGTCCTTAAATTGTTTGGCTATGTAAAGGACCTTCTCTCTTGTATCAGTGCAAAGGCGCGAACCGACGTACGTAACCGAGTAAACGTAGTAGAAAACCGAATCCGAAAAACCGAACCCGGAAGACAAAACGCTATACCAGGGAGAATATTTACATTGACCATGATTGCCCCAGTCTGGCTTCCAGCCATCGTTTATTGCCGTATAGATGATCAACAGCTTATATGCAGCTGTGATCGGCTTTCTAAATTCTTCAGGGATTCCTGAGATATCCGGAAGTGCAGCGGGATCTACTCCTGCTTTCGTACATGCATCCTGAAAGGTCTTGATTGTTTTATAGTCAAATCCAGGATCTTTCTTAACTGATTTTTTTGTTTTAGTTGTCATAGAATTAATGAATTAGGTTAAAAATGCTTTGTATAAATCAATGAAATGTTTTGCAGTATAGGTTGCTTTTTCTTCAGATTCAAAGCAAAGGTGCGAACTGACGTTCGTATTCGTGTTATCGTAGTTGTAATTCGTATCCGAAAAACTGAACCTGGAAGACAAAACTGACAGCTCTGGCAGCATACAACCTTGTTGTTTATTCAGAATAAAGAAAGTAATCCTGGTACAGGTCCTTAAATTGTTTGGCTATGTAAAGGACCTTCTCTCTTGTATCAGTGCAAAGGCGCGAACCGACGTCCGTATACGTGTTAACGAAGTTGTAATACGTATCCGAAAAACCGAACCCGGAAGACAAAACCCTATACCAGGGATAATATTTACATTGATCATGATTGCCCCAGTCTGGCTTCCAGCCATCGTTTATTGCCGTATAGATGATCAACAGCTTATATGCAGCTGTGATCGGCTTTCTAAATTCTTCAGGGATTCCTGAGATATCCGGAAGTGCAGCGGGATCTACTCCTGCTTTCGTACATGCATCCTGAAAGGTCTTGATTGTTTTATAGTCAAATCCAGGATCTTTCTTAACTGATTTTTTTGTTTTAGTTGTCATAGAATTAATGAATTAGGTTAAAAATGCTTTGTATAAATCAATGAAATGTTTTGCAGTATAGGTTGCTTTTTCTTCAGATTCAAAGCAAAGGTGCGAACTGACGTTCGTATTCGTGTTATCGTAGTTGTAATTCGTATCCGAAAAACTGAACCTGGAAGACAAAACTGACAGCTCTGGCAGCATACAACCTTGTTGTTTATTCAGAATAAAGAAAGTAATCCTGGTACAGGTCCTTAAATTGTTTGGCTATGTAAAGGACCTTCTCTCTTGTATCAGTGCAAAGGCGCGAACCGACGCCCGTACCCGTGCTACCGTAGTCGTAATACGTACCCGAAAAACCGAACCCGGAAGACAAAACCATATACCAGGGATAATATTTACATTGATCATGATTGCCCCAGTCTGGCTTCCAGCCATCGTTTATTGCCGTATAGATGATCAACAGCTTATATGCAGCTGTGA